ATGAACATGATCATTGGGGATATTGTAGAGGCTGTCTTCAAAGGACTTCTTCGTGCTGCTGATGTTGACTTCAAAGACAACGATAACGTTACGCTTAAGCTTAGTGATGGCACTGAGATCAACGGCGAGTACGACATGGTTATGGATGGCAAAGTGGATGACGTTAAGTCTGCATCTCCTTGGTCATACAAGAACAAGTTTGCTAGCCTAGAAGCATTAGCACAGGGTGATGGCTTTGGGTATATCCCACAGCTAGTTGGCTACGCTACTGCAGCAGAGCTAGACGTTGGTGGTTGGTGGGTAGTCAACAAAGCTAACGGTGAGTTTAAGTATGTGGATGCATCAGGTGTAGACACTGGTGAAGTACTAGAGAACATCGAAGCTACTGTGTCACACATCAACGAAGACAAACCGTTTGAGCGTTGCTACGAGGCTATCCCTGAGACTCACTATCGTAAGGCTACAGGTAACCTAAAGCTTGGTTCTGAGTGCGGCTTCTGCTCATTCAAACACAAGTGCTGGCCTAACCTACAGACACTACCTGCTGTTAAGTCTACAGCACAGCAACCGCCTATGGTGGACTATGTGTTAGTACAACCTGAGTACTTAGAGGATGAGCGTGGCGCAGCGTAGACACTTGAAGAGCTATCGCAGTGGCCTAGAGAAAGAGGTTGCTGCGTGGCTCAAAGATAAACAAAAGAAAGTCAGATACGAACAGCTTAAGGTAGAGTGGGAAGACTTAAAGTATAGAACCTACACTCCTGACTTCGTGCTTGACAACGGTATCATAATAGAAACTAAAGGCATATTTGATTCAGCAGATAGACGTAAACACCGTGAGGTACAGCGCCAACATCCTGAGTTAGATATACGCTTTGTATTCAGTAATGCTAACGCTAAGCTTTACAAAGGTGCTAAGTCTAGGTATTGTGATTGGTGTGACAAGTACGGCTTTCAATGGGCGCACCGTGTGATACCTGAAGAGTGGTTGAAAGAAGATGGTGAAGAGATCAAAGTCAAACGAATAGAAGTCAAAACAAAAAGGAAAGTATAATGGGACATACATTAAGGGACGATGAACTAGCTATCGTCATACGCCCTAACAACTATGAAGATGAATGGGATGGTGATTGCTCTATAGAGCTAGTTACATCTAAGGATAACCCAGTACCTAACGTAGTTATGGCACACATCATGAATGTAGCTACGCTGATGTCAGCATTCCTTGATGTAGCAGCAGAACATCCTGATGTGTATGACTTAGTAGAAGAGCATCGTAACTATCTTATGGGTATCGAAGATGAAGAAGAAGAGCTACAAGTTACACGTGAAGGTAACGTATACTCATTGAACACATGGACTAAGACGAAGGGTAACGCATGAAGATAGAACCAACACTAAAGAGTATGCTACTTGAAGATGACATTGATCCAGTAAACAAACCTGTGCATTACAACCAAGCTGGTATTGAATGCATTGAAGCTATCGAAGCTATGACTGAGAACATGTCAGGACATACAGCACCACACGCAGCTAACGTACTAAAGTATCTCTGGCGGCACGAATACAAGAATGGTCTTGAAGATATTGATAAAGCTATCTGGTATCTCAACAGACTACGCAAACGTTACACGGAGTTACATAAATGATAAATGAAGATGACATAGAAGCAATGCGCCCACGTATGCCACACGAGAAAGTAGCAGACTTTATTGTAGCATTCAAAGGTTCACTAGACCCACGCTTGTGGATCAGCTTGATTGATGAAGAGCTAGCAGAGTATCGTGCTGAGAAGTTTGGTACACACAACCACTTGAAGGAACTGTGTGATCTACTATATGTATCGACAGGGCTATCACTTACAGTACCTGAACATATAGGAATGCTAATGCGTGATGATGAACGAGAGAAGTCTCTCAAGCAGCAAGGGCAGGTCAGTCGTGCATTAGAGGAAGGCTTGCAGTACTACGGTGAGGATGTATTCATGGAAGCATTCGCACGTGTGCATGACAGTAACATGTCTAAGCTAGACAGCAATGGCAATCCTATCCTACGTGAAGATGGCAAGGTTATGAAAGGGCCAAACTATAAGAAGCCCGATCTTACTGATTTACTGGAAAAGGCGGCATGAAGTTTGATATTAAAATGACTATAGATATAGATGAAGAAGACAACATACTTCCTATATCAGAAGAGATGTATGAGGAAACTGTGAAGCAGCTTATACAGGATGTTGTATACGATATAGATGCAGAGATTAAACAGATAGAGGTGAAACAAAAATCATGAGCAACTACTTACCGACAGACTACCAATCATTTATTCATAAATCACGTTACGCTAAATACTTTGACGACTACGGACGTGAGTCATGGGATGATACCGTGACACGTTACTCTACTAATGTCATTGGTGACAAAGTAGATGCTGAGACTAAGCATGACCTAGAGCAAGCTATTTTAGGGTTAGAGATCATGCCATCTATGAGAGCTATGATGACTGCTGGCCCAGCGCTAGAGCGTGACAACACAGCAGGGTACAACTGTTCATACCTACCCGTAGATGACCCTAAGAGCTTCGACGAAGCGATGTACATCCTCCTCTGCGGTACTGGAGTCGGCTTCTCTGTTGAACGTCAATACATATCTAAGCTTCCCGAAGTGCCTGTCCTCTATGACAGTGACACTACCGTTGTCGTTAAAGATAGTAAGGAAGGGTGGGCTAAGGCTTTCCGTCAAGTGTTGGCACTCCTATGGGCTGGTGAGATTCCTAAGTGGGATGTCTCTCGTGTACGTCCTGCAGGTGCAAGACTAAAAACCTTTGGCGGTAGAGCATCAGGCCCAGCGCCTTTGGTAGACTTATTTAACTTTGCTATAAAAACATTTACTGAAGCACAAGGACGTGAGTTATCTTCTATAGAATGCCATGATATAATGTGCAAGATAGGAGAGATTGTTGTAGTGGGTGGTGTTCGTCGTAGTGCTATGATATCTTTGTCTAACTTAGGCGATGATTGTCTACGCCATGCTAAGTCGGGCATCTGGTGGGACGAACCAGAGAAGAACATATATCGTTTCGGCTATAGAGCATTAGCTAATAACTCAGTGGCATACACTAAGAAACCTAGCATCGAAACATTTATGAGGGAGTGGCTAGCTCTAGTAGAGAGTAAGTCAGGAGAGCGAGGAGTATTTAACCGTGAAGCATCTAAGAAACAAGCTGCTAAGTATGGCAGACGTGATCCTAATCATGAGTTCGGAACTAACCCGTGTAGTGAAATCATATTGCGGCCTTATCAGTTCTGCAATCTTACGGAAGTTGTGGTACGTGCTACAGACAGTGTGGAAGACTTGGAGCGAAAAGTCAAGTTGGCAACAATTCTGGGAACTATCCAGTCCACCTACACTAAGTTCCCGTATCTGCGAAAGGTGTGGCGAGACAATACTGAGGCAGAACGACTGCTTGGAGTGTCGCTAACAGGTATCATGGATAACCCATTGATGACTTCTAAGAACAAAGGATTGGAGAAGACTCTTGAACACTTACGAAATGTCGCAGTTGATACTAATGCTGTTTGGGCTGAACGTCTTGGTATCCCTGTATCTGCTTCTATCACTTGCGTTAAACCATCTGGGACGGTATCACAACTTGTGGACTCTGCTAGTGGCATCCATGCTCGTCATAACCCTTATTACATTCGGACTGTACGGGGAGATAACAAAGACCCTCTTACCCAGTTCATGATTGATCAAGGCATCCCTGCTGAGCCTTGTGTGTTTAAGGGTGATACAACTACAGTGTTTAGCTTCCCACAGAAGTCACCTAACAAAGCTGTAACACGTAATGATATGACAGCTATTGAGCAGCTAGAGACATGGCTTACGTATCAGCGACACTGGTGTGAGCATAAACCATCGGTGACTATCTCAGTTCGTGACCATGAATGGCTAGCTGTGGGTGCGTTTGTATACGAACACTTTGACGAGATGTCAGGCGTATCATTCCTACCATACAATGACCATACTTATCAGCAAGCACCCTACCAAGACTGCACGAAGGAAGAGTATGAAGAGCTACTGAAGCTAATGCCTAAACGTATTGATTGGTCTAAGCTAAACGAGTACGAACAGGAAGACAACACAGTTGCTATGCAGACAATGGCTTGCTCTGGTGATAGCTGTGAGATAGTAGACCTAGTATGAACCAATATGTTGTAGTAGGTAGAGCCGACTGTATGTACTGCAGCAAAGCGGTAGGGCTTATAAGAGATAACGGGGGAGTGGTAAATTACTACTCTCTCAACGATTCAAAGTGGATACTTGACTTATTCAAGAAAGCTGATATACGTACAGTACCACAAGTTTGGACAATAGGTGGCGACTACATTGGTGGCTACCAAGAACTAGAGAAACATATAGAAGGAGATTAATATGTTCGCAACAGTAGTATCAACGTTTGTAGCCTTTATGGTTACGGTAGGTGTTGTCAAAGATGTAGCAGTACCAGCAGGTGAATATGCTATTGAGAAAGGCACAGATGCTTACGTAGCAGGTAAAGAATTAATTGTTGGCACAGAGGCTGACTAATACTGTAAGGCTCAGCGTTAAGGCGCTGGGCTTTTCTTTAATGTAGGAGAATGTAATGGCTGTATGTAGATATTGTGAAGTAGAGTTAAATACTTCTAACTGGGCACCTTACTTTATGAAGACTTCAAATAAAACGTGTAAGACATGCTATAATAAAAGACATAATAGTAGACATGGACCAACACGTATGCGTCTTGATGGTAAGTATGCTAAAAGAAAAGAGCACCCTGATCTTTACAGATTGTTTGTTCCAGGTAATTATACTTTAACAAAAGAAGGGCGGTATGTACCTTTAAAAAGTAATAGCAAGGATAAAGAACAAAGAAGTAAAGCAGGTTATATCTACATTTGTACAAACCCTGCATGGGAGGATTGGTTAAAGATAGGTCAAACAGACGATCCAGATAAAAGACTTAAACAGTTCTGGACAGGTACACCACATCGTGACCATGAATTTGTTCACACAATAGAAACAGATAATATGGATGATGCAGAAAAGAAAGCACATCGTATTGCTGAGTCTATGGGAGAACGTAAGAACGAGTGGTTTAAACTAACTGTAGAACAAGCAATAGAGGTATTAAATAACCTAGATGAACATAGACTTGGAACCGCCGAAGAAGCAAACACGGACACGCCGAAAGACAAACTACAAGAACG